AGCCGGCATCCTGATAACGTCCCATCTTGGCAGCTGGGGAACTATACTGATTAGCCAGGTTCCAGAGCTCAAGCTCATAGGCATTCTGCTGCTGCTGCATATTGTAATTCAACATTGCAGAAGTAGTACCGCTCAAATCATTTCCAGCGGTCAAATACTTAGCAGGCATACCAGGAAGACCAGCAATATACCTATTCTTCTGCTTGGCGCCAGGGTTAGGAATAGATGCATATTGTGGAGTATATGATCCATTTTGAATAAATTGAGACATAGAAAAAAATGTTATTTATATTTACCTGGTCTGTGGCACTCGGCGGGCTCCCGTAACCGTCGCTCGACCTCGTTTCGTGTCGCTTCGCTCCGTGTCGCTCGTTCTCGCTCCGACAGGAGCCCGCACTTCGCGCCACATGCGCCCTACGGGCGTGGTGTCATTCCGCACTAGTCTATCCAGTCGGACGCGTGCGGGCGCGTGCGAGCACGCGCGAGGACATTACGCGCCATTTTCAGGCGCTTTTTCGGGCGTTTCGGTGTCCGGCTTATCCGGAACACCTTCCGCCGGTTTAGATTCGTCCTTGGCCTTGGGAGGGGCCAAAGATTGGACAATTTGGTCCGGCTGGTAGTCCAGCGGATCAAATCCGGGTTCAAAAGCTTCATTTCCGCCGGAATCGGACGGAAAAGAGGGAACCGGAAGGGAACCGGTACGGGTGTATCTGGCAATGATCTCCTGAATCGTCATGGACTGATCTGGAACAGTTACCGAAGGGCCAAAGCTCCTTTCTCCTTTGGCAGTGATTGGGGTGTAGTGTGTGTGAAACATCTTTCATTTGGTTTATAAGGGGGAAAGGTACGGAGACCTTTCCCCGTCGTTCGCCGGACGGAGCCGGCTCTCTTAAGTGGAATTCCGCTGCTGAAGCTAGGCCGGGCGCAAACCGGCCATAGCTGCAGCGGGTTCAACTATCCCCGCACGGCGGGGATGCCACGCACTAAATCGTCGGGACGCCGTAGAACGGCAGCAAACGGGACGACTTAATCGTATAATTCACGACGCAGATAAACTCGTCAGCACATTCACTTTGAACGGCAAACGGGTACTTAATCGGAGCATTATAGATGAACTCCGAAGAGAGAGTAGGTTTCTCATCGAAGGTACGAGGAGCAGACCAGAAACGGAGGGAGGTAGCCATGTCACCTTTAATAGTGTTCGGCATAGACTTGTAATCCGAGTATCTGGGAGTATAGCCAAAGACCTCATCTTTTGGTGCCAGGGCATAAAGCTCGCGCGTAAAGATCGGCTCTTCACCAAGATTAGCGAGCTCAGGCCAGGCATATTCGTAGCGATCCTGACGGGTGAACACTTTAGGAATACCCTGATAGTAGTCACCATGCTGCAGAACGGAAGTAAAGACGATAAGAAAACCGTGTTCGCTGTCATAATGCTTAAGCAGCCGGCCAGACTGATAAGACGTACCTTTCCCCGCAAGGTTACCTTGCGGGCTTTCTGAGGTCGTCTGGCTGTTCTGCTCGACCTCACTAATAACGAGGGGTTGATACTGTCCTCCAAGGAAGACAGCACGGTCGAGTGTGGCGTCGGGCGTTTTCACGCCCCAATGGGCCATAGTGTTCTCGTTAAGACGAGCTCCACCGCGGGCGCTGTTCTCATACCAGCGCTGCAGACGCTCAGCACGACGGAAATCGTTAATAGTCGTCGTGAGATCCGCGTCGCTGAAATCAGCAACACGCTGCAAGGGAGAAGAACTACCTTGTAGAGTTTCCTGAACAATACGACCGCCAGGAGTAGAAGTAGGAGTACCTAAAACAGCATGGCTCTGCGTATCGGGGAAAGCTGCTGCAGTAGTGACAACCGGAGCAGTACCGGCAATCGGAAGCAACACGTCGGGGCCTCTCTGCGTAAACGGAAGAGCAGACGTAAAACGGTCTTTCTTCCAGGCGCGGGGACGCATACGAAGAAGGTTAACCCAAGCCGAAGTGAAGTCGTCCTCAAACGAAGGATCGGTCGGAGAAATCACCTGCAAACCGACAGCCGTCGACAATCCGAGCTGCTGCTCGATAAGCTCGAGAGGATCGTCAACGACATTCTGATCGCGGTAATACTCCGACCAAATCTTCTGACACGCAAGGAACGGAAGAAGATTGACAGGAACTTCACTCTGCTCATAGGCAGAATTGGCAGTAAGCCACAACTTAACAAAGTTGGCATTTGCTGTTCCGGAATCGTCTGCCGTAGCACTAGAGTAGTGCATAGGCAAACCGATAAAATCATACATGCGTATGATATCACAAAGAACAGGATCAATATCGTCACGGCCCTCGCCGTCGGTGTCCTGATTCTCCGTCCAAAGAGTACGGACAAAACGATAGAGATTGCCGAGTGTCACATAAGGCATGACACTAGTGTAAGTACCTTCACGTCCACCAGTAATGAAGTTCTCCCAATTCTTGGAAAGTGTACGCATAGGTACAAAAAAGGCATGCTGACTAATGCCGTACTGCTGAAAAACCGGAGCAACAAGAGGTTGCACTCGGGCAAACATCTCGTCAAAGATGAGGTGACGATCACCAGGAAGACACTCCATGAGGAGCGTAGGGTAAAGCTTCTGGGCAGTCATCGAGAATTTCGATGAATGCGAATTGTTAAACATATTCCGGGGCACCCTTGGTGCCGGAATAGTCTGATAAAGTGGGTTCATTTGAGTTTAGACTTTTTAAGAAGAAGATTTCGACGCTGCCGAACATATTCTTGCTGCAGGTGCTCACGCTCTGGGTCATATTCATATGGCTTCATACGCGACGCATACTTATCAGCAATGCGAGCTTTCATATCGTCGTCAAAGATCTTGTCTTTGTAATAACGGGCCAATGTTTTCTTTGTGCCGTGTTCCGGCACATAACAGCGCTGCGTAGGGTTCTCGCGCCACCAATCCAGAAGCGCAGGAGTAAGAAGAGCAGCGCCTAAACCTTTCGACATAAGAGCCCAAGGACGGGGGTAATAGTCCGGGATATCCGGCAACAACTTATTTTGCAACAAATACTTTGTTACATAACTGATAGTCTGCGCGTTACATTCGTCAACCTGCACAAAACCTTTAGACCAAGTAGAACGAATCAAATCCTCCGCGGTGAAAGGATCGTCAGCAACATTAAAATAGATACCATGATAATGCGGACGAAGGGTCTCCGGGCCAAGTTCACAGACTACATAGTAGGACATCTTGCCGGAATACGGCAAGGGAATACGGGAACCAAGGATCTCAAAGAAACCGCTGTCAATATGCTTCCGCAACCGTTTATTGAACAGCTGTACATCACGTTTCCAAGGAACAGCGATGCGGGGGGAAACAAGTTCCCCGCAAAAATCATACTGGGCGGGTTGGTAGTGCAAATGCTCATCATTGTACGTCAAAGTAACAAAGTAAGCATTACTCGAACACTGCAATTGAGCAAGCAAACGAGTGATCCAGGCTTGCTGACGATAAGCAAGGCAGGCAGGGCATCTACCGCAACGAACATAGATACCCTGATCTTTAACATAAACCGGGTGGAAACAATCCATTTAGAAACGTATTCCACCTCTACTTATCCGATAACGGCGGGAAATCCGACGAGACCGGCGACGACGTGAACGGGTCATAATTCAAAGACTTAAGAAGGTTTAACAAATAGTCAATCTCCTCCGCAATGTTATAAAGCGGAGGGAAGGGGGCATCTCCATGAGAAAGTACCTTTAAAACCTCTTTCCCGAGATAAGGGTTAAAGCTAATCTTGACAGCCGAAGAAAATTCGGTGAGGTCATCACTTTGGGGGTCCGGATGAAATACTGTGACGAGATCGAGGACACCGTCACCACCGGAAATAGTTCTGAAACGTAACATAGTTGTAATAAATTAATTGGTTAAACTTATTGCAACTAGAAGTTTCGGTAGGGGAGTGCAGCTTTATACAAAATTTATATTATGTTAAGTTGCACTCCACACCGACTACAACTAGTTACTACGGGGCAAAGTTACGGAATAAATCCGAATTTTGCAAGCATACTCAAAGCTGCTCCGGGATCATCTGCCAAAGGCGGGCCAGGCATCTTCATTTGACCGTTCACAAGCTTATACACCAGGAGTTTGACAAACTCGTTGTCAGTCCCGAGAAACTGAAGAATGGCGTTGTAAACATCCTGCGTATTCTGGTTGCCAATACCTTCTTTGCGAAGGTTCGCAGCCTGATAGGGGTAAATTTCCTTCAAAAGAAAATCCCTGACTTCAGTATCTTTCAAAGCCTGATTGGTCCGAGCCTGCTCTAAAAGAGCGTCAAGAGATTCATTCCAGTTCACAGTAACTTCTTTACCCTCCGGGGTCGTAACCGTAACCGGTTGACCAGACGCACGAGACATAGCAAGAGGATATTGGAAATACTTCTTGAAACGGTTACTAGCTTCAGTACCAGCAATCTGCGTGGAGAGGAGAGAGTTCTGAAGGGCATGACCTTCGGCGCCATACTTGACGTAATCCACAACGCGGGTAACCTGCTGGGCAAGATTGGCAAGCTGACCAATGCCGGCAACGGCAAGTTGTAATTTCTTGATCTTATTCTCCTGGTTGAAATTCGTAGGCCTCGAAGGAATAGGATTCGAGGAAGCAGAAGGAGTAACGGAACCAGTGTCACCATAGGCAAGATTTACATTCAAGCCGGCATCCTGATAACGTCCCATCTTGGCAGCTGGGGAACTATACTGATTAGCCAGGTTCCAGAGCTCAAGCTCATAGGCATTCTGCTGCTGCTGCATATTGTAATTCAACATTGCAGAAGTAGT